TACAATTTTTATTAAATATTTTAAATGTTTGTGTTTCAACATTTTGATCAAAACCTGTTTGTTGCCAATAATTTAAGTTGCCATAATCATTTTTTAAAATATCATCATTAGTAACATTGATATGTTCAGTACAATTAACAGTAGAATTTTCATGACCATAATGATAAACAGTGTGACCTCTTTTTGTCATTTCGTCGCAAAATTTATATACTTTTTGAACAAAAGCGCATAAAGAAATTTCTTTTCTTGTGGGTGCATACGGAATACTTAGACAGTGAAAAACCATATAACATAGTGTAATTCTTATTTAACATGTCAAATAAAAAGAAGAAAAAACATATAAAGTCAGAAATTGATGAAGCAATTGAAATTAATAATTTTAAAAATATTAAATTAAATATTAAAGATTTTAAATTAACTGAAAAACAAAGACATATTGTTCAAACAGCTTTCGATAAAAATACAAAAATATTATTCATAAATGGACCCGCAGGATCAGCAAAAAGTTTTATTAGCGTGTATTGTGCTCTTCATTTATTTAATACTGGCCAGCATTCTGAAATTAAATATATTCGTACAATAGCTGAGTCTGGAGAAAGAGCTTTAGGCGCATTGCCCGGTACAGTTGATGAAAAGTTTAATCCATTTATGATACCTTTATATGATAAATTGGATGAATTAATACCTATTAATCAAACAAAATATTTAGAACAGCATAAATTAATAGAAGCTTTGCCTGTTAATTTTTTAAGAGGCGCAACTTGGAAAGATATGATTATTTTAATTGATGAATGTCAAAATTTTTCTACTAAAGAATTAATAACAGCAATAACAAGAATAGGTGAGAATACTAAAATCTTTATTTGTGGTGATTCTATGCAATCTGATGTTGGAAATAAATCAGGTTTTATGAAGATATATGATTTATTCCATAACGAAGAAAGTCGAGAAAAAGGTATTTTTTGTTTTGAATTTACGGAAGAAGATATTATGCGAAGCGAAATTTTAAAATTCATTGTTCAACAGTTTAAGAAATTAGAGAAACTCAATCATCATTAATATAATAGAATATGGCTAATATCTATTGTTCTAGCTGTGGAACAAAACATATGGTTGGTTCAAAATTTTGTTCAAATTGTGGATCATCATTAGGTGGTCAAATTTTAGCAAAATCTAATAAAGCTATTATTCAACCTAATAGAGGATCTGAATTGGATGAAGATGGTTTACCGACAACTTTCGTAAGACCAAATAGATTAGATTACGAAATTCAAAAAGAAGGTCGAAATAAATTTAGTGTTAATGAAATTATTAGCCAAAAACCTTCTTCGGAAAAATTTGATCGTCCATCTTCTGTTTCTCGATCTCTATCAAAAGAAGAATATTTAGCTCAATCACTAAAAGAATGTCAATCGAGTCGTAATTTTGAGGACGTGAATGAGCCGTAAAAATAAAAAAAAATTTGAAGAAATGTATGAAGTGATTGATCAAATAATTAAAAAGCGCCAGATGAAATGGAAGCTTAAAGCTATTGCTTGGTTTGATTTTCAAGATATTGAACAAATGATTAAGCTTCATATTTATAATAAATGGCATTTATGGGATCAATCTCGCGCTATTGAGCCTTGGATAAATAGAATTGTTACGAATCAATTACGTAATATTATAAGAAACAATTATAGCTCTTTTGCTAAACCTTGTTTATCATGTTCTTTTAATCAAAATAAAACATCATTAGATAAAGGCATAGAAGATTCTTGTGGTTTCACTCCTAGTAAAAAACAATGTAGTGAATGTCCATTATTTGCTAAATGGGAAAAAACTAAAAAAAGTGCTTATGATTTAAAAATTCCTGTTAGTTTAGAAAATCATAAAAATTATCATTTAAATATCAAGCAAGCTGATAGCGTGGATTTTTTAAATGCTGAAAATAAATTACATTCTCTTATGAAAGCTAATTTAAATGATAAATATTTTTTTATTTATAAAATGTTTTTTATTGATTGTTTAACTGATGATGAAGTTGCAAAATTTTTAAAATTTAGAACATCAGAAAAAGGTCGCAAAGCAGGTTATAAACAAATAAAAAATTTAAAAAAATTACTTTATTTAAAAGCGAAACAAATTTTAGAAGAACACGATATTTTCTCCAATGAATAATCTAACAGAAGATCAAAAAATATTTATTTCTAAAAAGATTGAAGAAGGTTTTACGGATTATGTGGTTATTGCTAATTTAATGCTTGGACAAGAAAATCTAACTGGACGTGATAAACCTTGTAAATTGGTTCGCGACTTCATGATTGAGTCTGGAGTTTTAAACAAAAAACAAAAAAATAAAAACACTGTTCAAGAATTTTCTTTAACTCTAAACCATATTGAATTTATTGAGCAGAATATTAAAACAGGTATTTCTCCCAAGCAAATTACAGAATTATTATTTAATAAAGATTTTCAAGACGTTAAGAGTGTTAATATTTTTATTACTCCACAATATAGAGCGATTCATAAATTTATTAAAGAAAAATATCCAGACTATTTAGTTGAAAACGAATCAGCGGTTAATGAAAAATACGTTGTTCCGCGCAGTATCAATTCAGTAATCAAAAAAGTTAATAAATGGTGTGGGCAAGATATAGATGAAAATAAATTAAGTCTTCAACATAGAAAGTGTTTGGAAAGATTATTAATTTATCTTTCTAGTCCAAGATTTATACAAAATTACGATACTTATCGTAGCGCCACTGATAAAGACTTATTTGAAGCAGAGTTTGTGCGTTCAACTTGGGATAAACCAGATTTAACAATCGATGAAATTAATTTGTATATTAATGTCTGCATGGATTATATAAATTTAAAACAGATCGATAATAAGAAAAATACTGTTAATGAAATGTTCCATGATGTACAAGATCAAAAAGATTTAACAATTCGTTTAACAGAAATATTAAAAACAATCAGCGAAGAATATAATCAATGTGCTCAACGTATCGATAAGTCATTACAAAAATTAAATGGTGAAAGAGCTAAAAGAGTAGAAATGCATCATCAAAAAAATGCCTCTATTATTAATCTTGTTGAGCTTTTTCAAGATGAGCAAGAAAGAAAGATGATGATTCAAATCGCTGAAATGCAAAAGAAAGCAATTCGTGAGGAGGCTGATAAATTTGAGAATATGTCTTCATGGAAAGCTAGAATTTTAGGTATTTCTAAAGAAGATGCTATATGATCAAGTGTGCAGCCTGTAACGAAGAATTTAATAGCGATAAAAGTTTACACGCTCATTTAAAAAAACATGAAATTTATCAATCAGAATATTATTGTAAGTATTTTCCAAGATATTCTTTATTTTATAAAAAGCAAATTCCCTATAAAAGCAAAAAAGAATATTTCCAAACAGAATTTTTGGATCTCCAAGAATTTTTATTATGGGAAAAAAATGAAAAACAAGAAATCGTTAAACAGAAGATTCTTGAGATGCTTCAGGCTAGAATAAAAGAAAAAAATTATCAATACGCTCCTTTTTCAAATGAATTGAGTACTTTAGATTTACCGCCAATCAATATATATAAAAAATATTTTGGTTCTTATAATGCCGCATGTCAATTTATAAATATAGAACCATTGTTTAATAAAAATATTCCTAAGGATTTTAATAACATTGATTTATCTGATGCTGAAATACTTGTTGATACAAGAGAGCAAGATCCATTACAGTTTGAAAATACAAAAATAGAAAAATTATTTATTGGAGATTATTTATTAAATAAAAAAGAATATAGTTATACATTTGTTGATCGAAAAGCGGAGTCTGATTTCCTTGGAACATTATCTTCTGGATTATCTAGATTCGAAAGAGAAATACAAAAGGCAATAGATTTAGGTGGTTATTTGTTTGTGGTTGTAGAAAGTAATATTGGTAAAATAAAATATAATCAAAAAAAGTTTAATCGAAAAACTAGTTTAGAATATGTTTTCCATAACATGAGATATTTATCTCATAAGTATGCTCGTAGAATTCAATTTATATTTACTGGTGATCGTGATAAATCATTAGATATTATACCAAAATTATTATATCATGGTAGTAAACTTTGGCATGTAGATTTACAATATTTTTTAGATAATGAGTTGGGAACCGGGAAACCAGATAGAAAGAAAATCGAAATTCATCAGCAATGATGAATTAAATAATATTTCTGGATATATAGAAGAACGGGAAGCAAAACTTTTATTTTATCAGTTTTTAAGAAACAATGTTACTTTTGCTACTGATTTAATAACTGGAGTAAAATTATTCCCTTTTCAGCACATGGCTATTAAAGGCATGTTGGAAAGTGATTATTTTTTAGGTGTTTGGTCTCGCGGTATGAGTAAATCTTATACCACAGGTATTTATGCTGTGTTGGATGCGATTTTAAATCAAGGAGTGGAAACAGGTATATTATCAAGATCTTTTCGTCAGTCGAAAATGATATTTAAAAAAATTGAAGATATTGCTGCCAAGCCTGAAGCTTATTTACTTAAACAATGT